TCTGCTCTCCAAAAACAATCGACTTGTTTTTTATACATTTTCCATATTTCATTATCTTGTATAGGAAATAATACGTAGCGAGAATCATTTTCAGCAAGCAAAGGTTCGCACGATTTACTAGCAGATGTGGGATTTTGTTTTATAGACATTCTAAATATCTATAGTATATTATTATATATATTTATAATAATTTTATATCACTTTATAATAATTTTATATCACTTTATAATAATTTTATATCACTTTATAGTAATTTTATTATACATATATATTAGCACCTTCGAAAATAATACAAAATGTCATCTTCTGGTTCGCCGGTGACTGCACCTGCACCTGCACCTACGCCTGCACCTGCACCTGCACCTACGCCTGCACCTGCACCTTCGAGTATTCAAAATATGATTAATGATGTATCAGGTGGTATGTCTAGTGGCAAACAAGGTATTATGGGTAAAATAGGTAAAATGGGTGGTATGTCTGCTTCACAATTATTATCTGGTGGTATACCGTGTAAATTTGAACTTCCTATGGAATTTGTTTGCAAATTATTATTTACTTTTATAATATATTTTTGTGTATTTGCTTTTATTCCATACAATGGAATCGTATCAAAAATTGTAGGATATATTACAAAAATTACGAATAGATTTATGAAATTTTTGAAAACGCTAATACCCAGCCCTGTTAAAAAGGCAGCATCTAAAATATTTCCTTCATTTATTGTCAAATATTTTACAGAATCTATTCCCAAAATGATAGAAAGAGAAAAAGAAAAATTAATGACACCTCTTGAAGTAAAGTTAAAAAAAATTAAAGATGAAAAAGATAAAAGATTAAAAACACAACAGAAAACCCTTGAATCAAATGACAGTTATATTGCTAAAATGACTGTTTATTATAATAAACAATATATTAATATTAAAGCAAAACTTATATCTGCATGGGAAACATTTAAAGATAAAATAATCCCAGCAATTATTGTTTCATTTATATATTATTTTATATGGTTTATATTTTTTAAAGTTATACCTGCCATTTTTAAATATATGTTTGCAGTTTTACAACAATTTAAGCAACCATAGTATAATTCAGAATAATAGAATAATAGAATAATAGAATTCAGAATAATAGAATTCAGAATAATAGAATAATAGAATAATAGAATTCAGAATAATAGAATAATAGAATTCAGAATAATAGAATAATAGAATTCAGAATAATATAATTCATACCAAGATAATAAAATACACATATAATATACATACCAAAACAAACTTATATTATATAATATATAATGTTCGACTTAATAGCAGCATTTACGAAAAATTTATTATATATTGTGTTATTTATAGTATTTATTCCAGATTTCTTTTTTCAACTACCTGCAGATGGAAATAAAATGACAGTTGCTGCAGTGCATGGTATTTTATATGCACTCGCTTTTGTTATTTTAGAAATATTTTTTAATTTAAAACGTATATACGCATGTGCAAAAAGTTTGGGAACAGATTCTAGTTGATGTATACAAAACTTCATGAAATTCAATAATATATAATTACTATACAAATAATACACAAATATATAATATTATATCATATTAACAGTATAACAAAACACCACAATGGTAAAAAAAAACAATTCACTTTCTGGGAAAGGTAGTTTTAGAAAATTTATGAAATCATCACAAATAAGTCCACATTTTATAATTAATGATTCAGATTATTTACCCAATTACGGTAATTCTCACGCTTCTCATGCATTACACATCGTTCCCGATGAAAATAGTAGTGAAGACAATAGTAGAGATGATGAAAGCTATGATAGCAATATTACTTTAGAGTCTGATAATAGTGACCATAATAGTGACCATAGTAGTTCTGATAATGAAAATGAAAATGATAATACTAATGACACACAAGTAGATGATTCATATTCAAGTATTACAAAAAATAAAGATTTAAAAATATTTAAAATGAAAAATCTTCTTGCACAAAAAAGAAAAATACTATTTCACAAAGAACAAGAAATTAAAGAAATGGGAAAACAAAATTCCTTTTTAGAATCTGTTATTCGTGATTATGAAAAATATAATACTACTATTTTAGAAGAAAAACAAAAACAAAAAAAAGCTCTTAAAATTTTATCAAAACATATTCGAGCAATTTCTAAAAATATTAATAATGATGAGTCACATTTAAGTCACGTAAAAAATGACCAAACATTATTACTCGATGAAATAGAAAAAATACGTGATGAGATTGCGTATGTTTTAAACACAAGAGGAATCGAATACCACTCTTCTGATGCTGATAATGATGAAGAATACGAATATGAAGACCAAGTCCACGTCCAAGACTATGACCACAGAAATGAAAATTATAGAGGCTTATATTAGTATTTATAAGTATTTAACAATATTAACAATATTAATATTATTAATAATATTATTAATATAATTATTAATAATATTCTATACTACCTTTTTTCTATATCATATATATATACATATAATACATACAAATGAAATCAAAAAAGTCTTCTCAGAAATTTACAGAATCTTCTAGTAATCTTTTTTCAAACAAATACGTGTTATATATATCCTTTTTTTTCGCAATTGTAACTGTCGCTAATTATTTGTTACGAAATAATTTAGAAGCTGTTGGTATTTTCATTATCATCGGATTTTTGACAACATACTTTAGTAAAAATATGATAATTGTTTTATTGACAACTACAGTTATAACAAATTTCCTTGTTATATTTAAAAATAGAGGCTACTCTATGATGCGCGGTTTTCAATACCGCGAAGGACTTGAAAATGCAACTGCACCTACGTCGGGAAATCTTCAAGTTCTTAAAGCAACTGCTGATGCGGCTGAAGTTGCCATGAATAAAGAAACTAACCCTGATAAGAAATCCGCATTAAAAAATGTATATGATGAAGCAAAAAAAAAATATGATGCTGCTGTAAAAGAGGAAGATTCCAAATCTAAATCAAATACGGCAAGCTCTGCATCTACCAGTGGTTCAGAAAATACTGTATCTATGGGAACTGTTCCAGCAAATGAAGTCGCCAAACCTCTATCTACAAAAGACGGCATGACACAATTACGCCCTGCATCTGTAAATGCCGAATCTGTTGATCCTATGATACAAGCACCAGGAATGGCGAAAGGTGTTAATGCACAAAAAGAACAGGCATATAATATGATGTCTGGTTTAGGAAGCGGCGGCGGCGGCGGCGGCAGCAGCGATATGATGGCTCAACAAACAGAAATGATTAATAATTTAAAGAGCATAGAACCTATTCTTAATACTGCGCAAAACTTCCTTGACAAATTTGAAAATAGTTCAATTAGTAAAATGTTTTCAGGAGGAGGATTCCCCGGTATGTCTCTACTCACCGGTGGAGGTGCAAATAAAGCAAGCCCCGCTCCTGTAAGCGCTTAGACTTCCTTCAGAATGTTGACTCGTGTTTGTCCCGTCTCATCCCCGTCTTACCCGTCCTATTAAAACATGAGGTGTAACAGAAGCGTGAGATAATTCGAAAATCAAATAGTAATACAATACTCTAGTAATACAATACTCATAAAATACTCGTTGGAAATCTACTATTATTACTATTATTACTATTATTATTACTACTACTACTACTTCTACTTCTACTACTACTACTATAAAAATATAATATCTATATTTTTATATAATGTCCAAGAAATGCCCACCTGGTGTAATATGTTTTGAAAACATAACCCTTGTATTATTTTTAATTATTGCATGCATTATTATATATTTAGCATATACACAATATAATAGATCGTCGACTTCATCGTCGACTTTATCGCCACCTTACTCCCAGAATATTAATATATCTCAACCCTACGGAAATGGAGGTGGTAGTGGTGGTAGTGGTGGGGGATTCTTAGATTTAATACCCAGTTTTGGTTCTGGATATACACGCGGCCCGGCTGATGTATTGTTGAATCCGTATACACCCCCTTTACGCGATGATAGATACATTAACCAGTATGGCGGTGGTGGCAGTAGAGGATGGGGAGGAGGAGATATAAGAGGTGGAATACCAATAAACGTCCCTACGCGTTCAGTAAATACTGAGTATAGACAAGTCGGTATTTTAACACGTGTAAATGGTGCAGAAACAATTCTTTCATTAATGGGACGCCCTTTATTTCCTAATCGCGATAAATGGCAGTTTTATACAATGAGTGATAAAAACCAGTCTGTGAAACTCCCGGTTACATATAAACGACGAAGTTGCACAAGTGACCAAGGTTGTGATAACATTTATAATGGAGATACTGTTTATGTTGAGGGATATAATGACGCATTTAAAGCTACAATATATGATACAGCTATGCAATACTCTATACCATATTAAGGGTTTTATATATGTATATGTGTATGTGTATGTGTATGGGTATGGGTATGGGTATTTGAGCGATATAACTATAAATATATTTATAATTGATTTAGAGGCATATTATTATAAATATATAACCGTATAACTATATTTCCTTTCAAAAATCCATTTAAACTATAAACCATAAAAACTCATCATGTTACCTATGCCTAATTTAGGTGGTATAGGTGATATTATTTTGATACAAAATTTAAAAACAGGGAATTATTATATAGATGTATTTATAATTCTTTTATTTTTATTTTTATTACATCATAATGATGTTTACAAATATTTGACAGATACTATTAACCTTATTTATTCTATGAATCGCGAAACGACAAATCAAATGGTGATGCATTTAAAAAAAGGAAATATGCATCGAATAATGTATCAAGGTAATCAATATACTGTAGGTTATTCTTCTATTTCTGTTGTAATTCATTATCCTGATCCCATGATACACATTTTGGACTATTATACAGATAAAATAGATAATATGCGAAAAAAAACAGAAAACGATTTATCGGTTATAAATTTGAAATATGTTGAAGTTATTGATAAAAACAACAATGCATCTAAAATTTATACTCCGCGCACCAATTTGCCTATTGAAATAGAAAATGGAATATATCTATCTATTGAAAAAATATATTCACATAGAGAGAAAAAAAACTCAGATACGTCCGATTTCAAGAAAATAAATTTTACACTTATGATGAGTAGAGATAAATGTGTCGATGAGATGTATAAGTTCATTGAGAAATGTGAAAAGACATATAATAAAAAAATAGAAGACAGAATGACAGATAAAATATTTATATATGAGTTTCTACAGAGCGAGAACCACCGTTCGAGTAGTAGTGACGACGACTGGAATGATGGAAGAAGAGACCAAAAACTGTCGAATATTTTATGCTCAGAATATCAGTTAAACACGACAAAAGATTTGAAGAAAAATTGTTTTTTTACGGATGTTGATAAAATTATTAAACGGATTGAGTTTTTTATAAATAATAAATCTTGGTATGAGTCGCGCGGAATACCATATCAACTTGGGTTTTTATTCTATGGGCCTCCGGGGTGTGGTAAGACTTCTACTATCAAGGCGATTGCGCGAGAACTTGATCGACATATTGTAAATGTGAATGATATTGATAAAATCAAAAAAGTATCAGATATTAAAAATATATTTTATGGTGATTATATTAACGGGCGAC